GAAGGCTCGATACAAATCATGCGACTCGTTGCACTCGTTTTTGGAACGAAGCAACACCGGCTACCGTTGACTATGTTAGTAGATCCGAACCTTTCACGGCGGACAGCTTCCGCCTCATGTAGGGTGGGGATCCATTCAGCATAGCGCCTATATTCATCATATAGGAACGGTGATGTCGTGGAAAGCTGAGATGACATATATTTCGTATAATACGAGGTATATAAGCCACCGACAGCAACACCTGGACCAGGACGCCCACAACGAAGTAAATCGAAGTAGGATCCAACCAGGCATTCTCCTAAAGGATGGAGGAAGTCATCTAGGACGACCCTCATTTGATTGAGGATAATACTATCAAACTCGTCCAGCTTCGGAAGGAACCACTCTCTACACCTGTTATTTGCAGATGTAAAGGTATCCCAAGCAGCTCGATCGGCATCTCTAGTATCGCTCGGTATATACTTACGTATAAGCGAGTGACAAAGATAAGTCGAAGCAAACTGCTTATAGGATAGGCCAACATAATCGAGGGGAGAACCCCCAAGATTAAGATGGCCAACATCAGCGCTAACGGCTCTTAAAAGAGCGACAGGACTAAGGCCCATGTGAACTCCTTAAGCAAAACCTACTGAGGTAAAGCTACCTTAAGGAAGCTTTATCCCCCAGCAGCGGCTACGATCGCAGAAACGATAGCAAGGGATGCTTTTCCAAGCAAACCTGCTTTCGCAACCGCAATCGCAGTCGCGAGGATAGCTGCAGCGTGACTCTTAAACCAGGTGATAATATTATTCATATTACTCCTGAAACAAGAGTATCGCCAATGGCCGCTGAAATTTGGGCATGAACACCCGAATGAAGCGACCAAGCAGCACGAACATTAGCAGCATCCGCGGAGTCGGCTCCAGCAGGAACATCCCACTGCGTAGTGATATTCATCACGGCAGCAGGCTGGCCTGAAAGAGGAGTAACTCCCTTGCGGGTGATGTGTTTGTACGTGTTCCTCGGAATTGCACGGAGCTGACCAGTCACAGGATCGACAGCAGGAAGCGTTTTCAAAACCGCTGGTCTGCTGAGGGTCGTAGTGAAAGGTCGGGATGGAGTACTCGAAGTATCCACCCCCGCCTGGGTCCCAGTAATACTGGAGACGGCGTACTGCTTCCCACTATTAGTAGGAGCAGTATCCGTTGCCAGAACGTACGCAGGCGTGGTAAAACCAGTCTGCGCACCTCCTGTAACGGGTGAAGTAACGCTGAAAGACATGAAGTCTCTCCAAAATGACTACATTAAAAGAATGGCACCAACTTACTAAGACGTTGGGACAAGACAGCAGCTATATTGAAGAACGGATACTTAGACCCGGGAACAGTAAACTGTACCCTAGGAATAAGATCGCTCCCAGTAAGAGCACTGCGAGTCACAGTCTTAATGTTGTAGGTACCGCGACCGCCATGGAACTCCGAAAGTTGAAAACGAACCTTATACGGAGGGTTAGAAACTGGAAGGGCAATCTTATCAATACTCTTTAATTGAAAAGAGCGGATAAGTTGTTGCCTAACAGTCTTAACACCCCAAGTCAGGTCCGAAAAAACAAAGGAGTATCCTCTGATTAAATCGCCAACATTGACGAAATAATCAACCAGCCATGAGTAGGGAACTAAATCCCAGGCAGTAGGTAGCCAATTTCTTGGATACAACTGCCAGGCTTGAGCCACAGAAATCTGTGACTGATCATTAGCTCCTGAATTAATACCACCTTTATACCTGACAGAGTAGACACCGTAACTTTGTGTCGAAGCTGTGCCAGTTATAATGGGACTTCCGTTAGTACCACCAATAGAAACGGCGACATCTTTGTCAACGTAACTATAGCGGTCACTAGCAGAAGCAGAAACTGAATACTGAGAGAAACGAAATCTCTTAGCATCAGCAACTGCAGAGGCAACATCCTCAATAAGAGGTTTAATGCCAAAGTGCCATTCAAGGTAGGTATCCGATAAAACCTTAACTAGAGAAATAGGGTTACGTCTATACCTACGCTTCATTCTTAGAAGCGTTTCAAGGTAGGAAGTAGTCTTATCTCTAAGGGATTTCATCGGTGACTGGATGGAATGTATAGTCTCTTTATACTCGCCGAAATCCTGACCGGCCTCAAATGAGGAACGGACGGAATCACAGCGGGAAATAAAGGAGCGTATACAACGGTTAGTTACAGCGGTAACGACAGACGTAGGAGGATTAGGAGGAAGAACGATTCCAGGAAGGAACCATCTCCCCCAGATCTCCCTATGTCGCTTCCAATAAGGAGGGACATGCGTAGGCTGATAGCCATCAGTCCACTGGGAAACGGACATAAATTCTAGATCTAAAAGGTAATCAGTACCAGAAAAACTGGTAGTTGCATTACCACGATTTCGAATTTGTGACCTCCAGTACGGGTTAAATGTACCATCAGAAGTAGCGAGCTGGCTCGTAAGAGCTACCCCGCTATGACCGGTAGTATAAATATCCGTATCTCTATCATCAATAAGGAAGTCAGTTTCCTGAACAACATTACGATGATATTGATGGTGATAGATCTCAGACATAGAATGCCTCGTTATCGAAACAGGTTTACTAAGAGTGCTACTCTTAAGGGTCCCTGTTGCGAAGAGAGATAGGAGTATAATCTAAGGAAGTTTCACTCATGGATTCGAAGAAAGTTTCGAGGACAGCACGAAGCTGTTCAGGAACGAGACCAAAAGTCTCATCAACGAAGCCGAGGGAAACTAGGAAATCCCTATAACTAGGGAGAACCCAAAACCTTCCAAACTCAACATACGCAGGCTTACTAGGGTCAGAAATATCCCTAATAAGTTCTACGAGTGCTTTGTCAAGAGGTAAATCCATAGATACTCCAAGCCTAACGGAGTTAAATCCCAAGGCTACGGGTTAGTAACCCTGAGGGACCCCGAAAG